CTTGAATCTTTTCTATTTTAAATAGGTTATTAATAAAGAAAGATAACTTACTATCTGTAATAATAGAAAAGAATAAAGGTAAATGTTTACCCTCATCAAATCTAGATAAAACATGAGCACTACTACGATAAAGTTCTTTTTCTATCTTTTTAGAAAAACTATTACTATCTTTAATCTCTTGTTCTAGTTTAGCTATATAACTAACAGCAAAATTAAATGCAGTTTCTACATCACTTTGTTCTTGGGTTAAATCAATATCTACATCTTCCATTTTGGTTTCCTTTTATTTTTGCAATAAAGTAGATTTTAACATCATTGCTGTTAGATAAGAGTGAAGCATTAAGGTTGCACCTACTTCACCACTATATGGTTTTAAGGCATCTGCTGAAGCTCTACCCATTTGAGAAATAGATTGTTCTAATAGACGCATACCTTTTTCAGAACCGCCCCTAAAGTGCATCATCTCTTCTACAGTCTTATTTAAACCCATGGCTAACAACATATTGACTTCAGGATAAGATACACGTGCACCTTTTGAAATAGGGCCTGTTGCTTGACCAGTATAAAAGTCGACATGGTTATTGTCTTTAGGAATAGAAATCTTTTTAGAAATCAATTGTTGTTGTACACGGATAGGAAGATAAACAATCATCGCTTCTTTATTAGATAATTCCCAACTACCATCCTCTTCAGGCATCCAAATCTTATGGTAGAAACTAATACCATATTCGTGCCCTACTTTATGTAAATTGTCCATGTTCAGACGGGAATTATCATCACCAATTGGTGAGAATAGTTGTAAGTAATCTTTTTCATTCTTAAACGAATGCATTAATTCTTCGAACTCTTTGTCTGTTAGTCTATCTAAACGCTGCCGAGTTAATTCAGCGTTATTGGTTTTTGGTAATAGTTTACCAATAAATTCTACAGCTAAATCAGTCGCTGCTTTTCTGGCATTATTCATTTTGAACTACCTTATAAAAACATATAACAATATAAACACCTACGTAATCATAAGATTACGTAGGATGTCTAATTAATTACTGTTGTGTTTGTTCTTGTACTGGCTCTTCTTCCACTACTGTCTCACCAGCGTGGTCGATGTGTTCTTGAGCTTCTTTGACTTCTTCGTCGTTAGTTTCAAGAACAGTTTCTTCGCCGTGTTCAAGTTGGATGTTATCGTGAAGATTATCCTGAAGATTTTCTGTTTCCTCAATTTGTTTCACTACTTCATCCAATTCTGGGATAGCAACATCACCGATTTCTTTAGCCAAGGCATTGTTAATTTCAAATGTATCTTTAACAATAGCCTTAACATCTTCTACTGGGTCTTCAAGTTTATTCTCTTCACGAGTAAACCATTCGGTATCAATCTTACCATTCTCTACATAGTAGCCAATATAAGGAAGAATTTGAGTATCCAACAACTCTAACCATTCCTTAGAAGTCATGGTTTCACCAAGTAAAGAACGAATCTCACGGGTATTGTAACCGTCTTCTTTCTTACCAGAGAGTTCGCCAATGCGATACAAGAACAGACGAAGTTCACGAGACAAGAGGAAGATTTGTTCAGTAATTGATTTATTGTAAATTACTGCTTTCAGAGTATTGATATTAAAGCCCATGAAATTAAACAAATCAGTCAGTGTGAAATAGCCGTGTTTATCAATCAGCTTTTTCAAATCACTCAAAATAAAATTAGGGTCAGTAATCAGAGCTTCAAATGTCTCATCTTTCAAACCTGTTTTATTTAGAGTGTCTTCTACCTTTACTGATTCTTCACCAGCCATCTTGGCATATTCATCATTAATCTCTTGAGCTGTTTCTTTAGTCAATTCGATTACTTGTTCTTCATTAGTGTTATTCAATTCAGTCATTTTGATTTCCTTTATTTAGAAGATTCTTCAATCATTGTGGTGATTGATTTAACAAACTCTTTACGGTATTTTTTCTTAATGGTTTTCTTATCTGCTTCTAACCAGAATGGGTGATAAGTACCTAACGCAATACGCATAATATCTACTGTAGAGAGTTCTAGTTGACAATGGTCGTCATCATCAGCAGAGTACCATGGGCGAGTATTCAGTAAGATATCCCAGTCGTATCCTTGTTCTTTGACTTTCTCGTAAAGTGTCTCTGGAGTAAGGTCAAGCAAACGAACATCGATATTACCTAAAGCTGCACGCCAGTATTCTTTCATTTGTAACATATCAGCACAAATCTGAATAGCTCGAGCCAAACGAATATCTTCATCCATCAAACTACGAACTGTAGTACGAGCTAATTTTACTTCAGGGCGCAATACACAATAAGAATCTTTAAAGCTACCATTCAAAGACATATCGCCTTTTAAGCCAAAGAAACCATGTGTACGTAAGAAGTGGAAGTTAGTCAATTCTTCCAATACACCATACTTCTGCGATACCACTACGTTTACTGTAACACCGGATGGGCCTGTCTTACAACGCAACATCTTCATGCTCACTACGTTTAAGTCATCTGGGTTATTGTCTACACCAACACCTTTTAATGGATAATCCATTTGGTTTTTATCGTATTTGTTGAGTTTAGCTACACCACGAATCAACCACATGGTCATGGCAAGATAGTTGATGTTATTAGGAACACCTTTTAACTGCATACCACGGTCTAAGTGTTGAAGTGGTTGGTGTACTGGAGCATATGGGTCAAGTTGATATTTCTCACCATAGTGGACAGTAGTGGTTAAATAAGTGTTTGTACCTACTAAGATGTCTGGTAGTTCATCAATCATGTTGCGTTTAATCTTACCAGAAGTCATGTGAAGCATATTTTGTTTTGCATCACCTAAGTCTGTTTTATCACGCAATTCGTTAATTTGAGAACCTTCAAACTTAGAAGCAGAGTCTAATGTAATGTGTGTAGGCAATAGAATTTTAATCTTCTTACCTTCCCTATCTAGAATAGGGATTTCTACCATCATTTTAGAACCTGCTTTTTTCTTAGCGTACATCCAGTCTTTTGCCATTTTAAACCATTCGTCGCCTTTATAGATTGCTGATTCAGTCACAATCCAACGACCTGATTGGAACCAATCTGGTTCATGGTCAGGACGAACAATACGACGTAAACGTGCTTCTAGACCTGGCATAAACACATTGTTTTCAGTATCGTATTTTTGACCAGTAGAATAGCGGTGTAAACGGAATGCACAAATCTGACTAATATAGTCAGCAATAGCGGATTTATATGAGTTACCAGGGCCTACAATTACAACAGAACCATTATGTCCACCGTTTGTAATATAACGCCCATGTTCTCCTAATACAGGTGCACCTGTTAGAATATCCATTAAGCAACCGATATTGATATTTGCGCGAAGATATGGTGATGTCTTCGCTTCCATTTGAAAGAAACCTTCAATAGCCATGTTATGTCCTTTATTGAAAATCTGTTTGTCGGGGGGTTAAATATAATGTATTCAAATATATTGGGAGAGACAATTTATTTAGCTATTTTTTAACCATAATTAAGAAGAAAGTCATTTAACATGAGTAAATTTGATGCATTAAAAAATCAATGGAATGTTCCATTAGAAGTATCGATTGAACAACTCAATCTCTCCGTAGCTGAATTGAAAGATATTCAATTAAGTAACGAAGGTTTGATTCAAGCAATCAAAGGTGTTTTTAGTAAAGGTTTTAACGCACTAAGAATCGGTGTAAGTAAATTACTAGAAACAGAGCAAAAGCAATTGTTTATTAACGAAGCAGTCGCTAGTAAACTGACTAGTAATGCTCTTAAGAGTAACTATGCTTATTTAATGGATAGAATGGTATCTGTACCAGCTGGTATGAATACTACCTATGTTAATTATATAGAACATAGTTTGAAGATGTCAGAAATGTTTAAAAACACAATTGGTTTAATTGAGCAATTGCGTTCTGACATTGGTCGTGTTATCTCTACTGAAGACGGTATTAAAGACTCTACTATTTTTTCTGATGCTATTTACATTAAAACAGGTAAAGATTTGAAGAAAGAATTAGATGTATTAAATAAGTTACGTAAAGGTGACGAATACAATGCTGTTCGAGAATACGGTAAAGTATTTAAAAACAATAATGAACTAATTCAATCTAATGAAATTGCACGTAAAACCAATACCAATATTAACTCTATTGACCGTAAGAAACTATTGATGTCTGTAGAAACCACAATGAACTATGTGAAAGAATTATCTGAACTGGCTCAATCATCTGGTTTCTCTCGCCAATTGATTGTTAAAATTGGTAATGCTGTCGCTTGTGTTGCTGAACTAGTGGAAGCATTTAGTGCTTCTGTCTTTAACCAAGAAATGATTGTTAAAGCACTAGATAATGTTAATGAAGAAATCAGTGAATTGATTTAAATAAAACAATTACTACTAGGATACCTATATGGTATCCTAGTAGTAGTATGTTATCTTGCTTTTAATTGTTTAATTTCTGCTTCTAAGGTAGCGACTTTATTCACTAATTCGATTACTTTCTCTTCAGCTATTTTAAGTTTAGCTCCCTTATCTGCATCTTTTTTAGCCAATTCAGTAATCTTAGCCAACGCAGGAGTTTGTTCTTTCTTACGTGTGTCTCTTACTGACTTGATTCTCTCATGGTCTTGATTTGAAATAATGTGTATTTCAGATAAAGCCATGGTTTCAGCATGTATCTCAACACCTACATTTAAATTACATAATTCTTTAATTTGTTCAATTAACAAATCTAAATTAGTATTTAATGGCATAGCACCTAAGCGAATACCAATACCCATGGTTACATAATTTACACCTGTACCAATAGGATAAGATACTAAATAATGTAATGGGAATGAATATCGTTGTCCGGAATCAGTTCTTAGGAATACAATCCTACCTTCTGTTTCCATGTGTTCTTTATAGGTTGCTTCAGGTATCTCATGCTTCTTATAATACGTTTCATAAGGGTCAATACCTATTGCGATTAATTGTCCGTAATTAGATATTGCGGTACACTCTAAAGCAGTATTAACAGGTAACAAAGAATTAAATGGGGCTTTAAGTTCCCATAATCCTTTTGACCCTACTGTTGGGTTATTTAAAGAAGACATTCATCTATTCCTTATTTCTTATTGAAGTTATACTTAGCAGCTACTAAGTAGTGGAAGCCTTCAAAATTCATGACTAAGAATAACTTACCATTACGGGTAACACGAGTATAGATTTTATCACCATTGATAATTTCACCTCCTGGTAAAGTTAAACGTTCACGAGGTAGTGTAGAGGTAGGTGTCATTTCTTCAGCAACCGCCATCATGTCTTGTAACTTCAAAGACCAGTTTTGTGTACGGGTAGATTGATAGTTAAAGTCAGTAGAGGTAGAAGGCACGTCAATAAAGTCAGGGAACATGTCTCTGATTTTAAATTTATTGTCTCGGTTTTCTGGAGAACCACAAACACTAGAGGTAATAGAGCGATAATACATCGAAGTAACTTGTAAGTTATCTTGGATGTGCGCATCTGGCATTTCATTCATGAATGGTTTGCCATACTTAGTAAATGCTTCTTTATAATCCATGGCTGGAGAATATAAAGAGGCTTTCTCTTTTACTTTATTCTCGTTACTGAATACATCCCATTGTGGTACAATAATAAATTCATTACGTTTAAAGATTTCTGGGAATACTTCTTTCCACTCATCACGACTATGTGAGGAATTTGCTAAAATAGTATCTTGAATCTTCTCACGCACAGAGTCAATATTGTCACCTGCATCACCCCAAATCAATACATACCAGTTGGTATCTAATTCTGCTTGGCGATTAACTGGGTTATGCCATTTGAAGATATCTAATCGGAATACTGTAACTGGAGAAGAGCCTTTCTTAGCATTGGCTTTCTTAGTCAATAAATTAACAGGTGTTTTAGCTAACTCAGCTTCTACTTGAGTACGTGTGGTAAAGAATACATCCATTGCATCTACTGGAGGTACAATTTCAATCTCGTAATCATCGTATTCTGATTTAAATGATTTATCACTAAACCAGACATGGAATTCATTATTGTTGTTGTCTTTCCAGGATACCCATTGAACACAATAATAGTTACCGTCAGTAACAACATTACCTAATTGGAACATTTGGGCACGTGTACGGAAAGTATCTAATAGATTACGTTTCAATTCATCTACGTAAATCTCACGAGCTGAACGCAATACATAATCGTAGATATGTTTAACAATATCTAAAGTCAGATTCAAATCATTAGCTGCAATTTCTACACGCTTGTTATTGTCGGTAGAACGAAATAGTGCTAAAGTGATTGACTTATCTGTATTGTGGGTATATAATGCAATATCTTTCTCGTAAGTACGAGAGTCTGTAGATAGTTCACCAAAACGATGTTCTTCCATTCTGGTGTTTGTCACGAAGAAATCGTGTTGTGCAAATGCTTTAATAGATTTACTCATTTTTTGTCCTTAAATATACTAATATACAATGAATAACTATAGGAGAATAACATAATGTGGAAAATAATTTTTGGCTTTATCTGGGAGCTTATCATCGGTAAGGATGTAAGACCAGGTAAAGCTTATCAACATCATAAATTTCGTATACTATTAGTAATTGTAGTATGTGCATCTTTATTTTATAATTACCTGGTCACTCAAAGATTGCTTGTTTACTACGATGCGTTCAATGATGTGAATGTTAAGTACGAAAAATTGAAAAAAGAAAACGTGCAATTAGAAGCAGAAAATAGAAAATTGCATGATATTGTAGTTAAGCACATTGACCGAAAATATAAGCCACCGCCTTTGCCTGGCACAATGTAAATAAAAACAGATGTTTGGTTTCTATGAAAAAAGTAATCTCTCAATACTCTCAATTCACTTTTAACTATAGGAACTAAACGTTATGTCTTATACTGGTAAAGGACTTATTATTTACTGCGATGGCGGTAACTTTAAAAGAAACCCAGGCCCAGTAGGGTCAGGTCTTTATTATTATACTTTCTCTAATGAAGAAGCTGAAAAGGTATTTCCAATCAAAGGTATTCGTCCTACTAGTAAGGGCTTTACTGATATTAAAATGCAGAAAGTAAAAGAATATCCTAATGTTGGAAATCTAGATGAGTTTGTTAAATCTGTACTCGATGATGAATCATTCTACGATGTTAAAATTACCAACATGGTAGAGTGGTGTAAGGGTACAGGTACTATTGGTAGTAATAATGTTGGTGAGCTACTTGCTTTCCAACAAGCACTCAAAACAATTAATCAAGAACATCCTGATGTTTGTATTATCTTTACTGACTCTGAATACATTATTAAAGGTATGGGTTGGTTAGATAAATGGAAGTCTACCGATTTCATTACCGGTTCTGGTAAGCCCATTAACAATAAAGAAATATGGGAAGAAATCTACAAAGAAAGAAATATTCTGCGTGCTAATAAAATCCCTTATTCTATTAAGTGGATTAAAGGCCATGGGGATAACATCAAAGATAGTCGTACCATTTCAAACATCAGCAATATGTTTGCAGATAACTGTGCCAGTATTGGTGCTTCATTATCCAATAACAAACTTTACTTTCCAGATACTTTAGACGAAGTATATCGTGAGGTCACAATAGAGGAATTAAAAATAGATAAAAAACCAGAACCGATACATCCTCTATTGGTTAATAAGCGACTTTATTTTAGTTTCGGTGGTAGAACTGATAAAAATCTTTTCTATGTCGGCAATCCAGGATATCAGGTTGAAGATATCTATATTGGTAAACAAATCCCTGACGCACAAATTGGCATTGTCTACATGAAAGATAGAAATCCTGTCATTGAAATGGTAGAGGAGGAACAAAACAAATGGTTAAATCAACATTATGGTTATAATAACCTAATGTATTGTTTGATGTTAGACAACATTGCTAATAGTAAGACTTACCGTAAGTTAGCAAAATACGGAAATATCTTTATCTCTCGTCCACAGGGTGTTCCTAACCTGGAAACTGTAGATGGTAGTACACTGACATATGTGAACGATCCAGTTTACTTAGGGATGAAGAACATTGATAATATTTCTGCTTTACAGAATGTATTAGATTTGTATAAAGATAATAGTCATTTAGTTAAAGCAGTAGATTTAACCGATGTATTCTACTCTACTAAAGAAATGGAAGTCGTTGAAGATTTACAGGGAAATAATATTAAAACGGCAGTAGGTAAAGCGTTACTTAAAGAGCACACTAACACAATGAAGTCCATTAAAATTCCTATTGAATTTGGTGGTGATGAATTTGTGAAAGAAAAGCAAGTTAAGAATATTATTTTAACCTGTGGTATTGACATGCCACGTAGAAATCAGATGAAATATTTTGAACAAGAATATCCATCTGTAAAACTTTTGGTATGGCATACTTCGTGTGCTTTGTATCGTTTTGCTTTTCTAGTAACTTTACATGAAAAGTTAAGTGAGGAAAAACTTACAATTAAAAACTATGGAATTTGGGAAGGCGTAGGGGTATCTCAAATTCTACTTGATTAACAGGATAGCCTACCATGATGAGTATAATCTATAAACTTCTAAAAATTTTACTCCCAGAGCGTTTAATTAGAACTTTGTTTATTACATCTCTTTATACGAAACTGTTTAATGTCAAGACTTTGGATATTAGAATTTATCATAAAGTCAATAAGCTCTTAACAGTATGTAATAACGACTATGCGTGTGGTGCTGGGATGAGCTTAGCTCAAGTCTTCTGGAATGGTGTGGAACTACAGATTGTCAAATCAGAATTGAATTCAGAAAATCGTGTCGTATTGACAAAAGAGGCTGAAGAAGAGATTGTTTCTAAGATAATCAGTAGAACTCCTAACTGGCTTATTTATAATCATGCTGACATGGTTATAGATATCAAGAAGATGATTGAAAATCGTTTAGAACTAAAGAATATTACAGCTTAATAATTAAATAACTATATTACACTAAGCACCACTACGGTGCTTAGTGTAATAGTATTTATTATGTTTATCCAATTGGAGGAGAAGTAATAGATTGTGTTTCGCTGTGTCGGTGACCATTAAAGGATTTACCATCAATAATGTGGTCGCCTTCGGTAGTCATCGTACCAATATGTCTAATATCACCACGCATTTCAAAGCCACTGCCGTCACCCCCAGGCCCTGCACTGATACCACCTGCTACAGTTAAGTTACCAGTATGGGTTTGAATTGGTGTAACTGTAGCAATATTAGCAGTAGCGTTATTCTGCATTTGCATTGTGTTGACTTGTGTCACTTGAGATACATTAGAGGTTAAATTATCACAGCTAATGGTAATATCTCGTTTGTTGATTTCAATATAAGCACCTTGTGCTGTTTGTAAACGAATAATACCATTTCCTGAATCTATCTTAATCAGATTACCAATGTCATCCATAATGTTAACTAAACCTTGTTTAACATCTACATTGACATCATAAGCCCATTTCTCACCATCTGATTTAGTCGTATGTAATACATTAACTTTCTTCTCATGGGTAGAGATACCTTGTGTCCATGTATTCTCTGGAGTAGGTTTCTCATTCTCATTTTGAGTATTAGAGAAGCCCATGATTCTGGTTTCTAACTTCTGATAGTTTTTAGAATTAGAAACCGTTTCCCAATAGAAGTAATCTGTATTGGCTTCACGGTATATTTGTACTTCTGCACCACGTCTAATATTAGGTGGTACCATCATGTTTGGGTCACGACATAACCACTTAGCAACAATGGTATTACTGGTACGTACACCAACAGATATCTTATTACCATAGCTATCGGTATATTCTGTCGTATATTCTTCTATAACATCGTGTAATTCACCATCTACCATAGGTAGCACGCTCTTAGGCCATACAGTCAATATGTCTGTATTTATCTCTAAGTTAATGGCTGCTATACCCCTTGAGTATGGTACAAGGTTATTTAGATTATCCATTATACTTTCCTTTTATTAATATATTGTAACCTTTCATATTTTTGAACAATTATGTCTTATTAAAAGGATAATAAACCGTGAAAATATTATCGCTAGAATTAAAAGGTGCTATTCGTTTAGAATTGAGTGGCATTAAAAAGATTACCATTACTCCTGAAACCAGTATCATGGCAGTAATTGGTAGCAATGGTAGTGGTAAGTCTAGTCTATTACATTACCTAAGTCCAATGTTAGCTGATAAGAGTGACTTTAGTAAAGACGGATATAAGAAGATTAGGGTAGAACACAATAATCGTATTTATTGTTTGACTTCTGATTTTAGTATTAACAAACACTCATTCGTAGATGAAGGATTAAATGAAGAATTGAATATCGGTGGTACTGCGACTATGCAGAAACAACTGGTTAAAGATTACTTTAACTATACCGATAAAATCCATTTACTCTTAACAGGTAAAGAGAAGTTTACGCAAATGTCTCCTGTAAAGAGAAAAGAATGGTTTACTATGCTGTGTGATTCTGATTACACATTTGCCATTAATACATTCAATAAAGCAAAAGATAAGCTACGTGATGCTACTGGTGCTTTGAAGAAAATGACTCAACACCAGATTCAATTAACTTCTACTAATGTAAAGGAAAATGAATTAGCAAACATTAATGCTTCTATTAACGAACACAATCTTAAGATTGAAGAACTCAATAAGATTATCGGTTATAAAGACGCTTTTGCTAATCCCAATTACAATATTGATTTAGAGAATAACTTATCTTCTTTAGTCAATAAGGTAGAACCACTGAACGACAGATTAGTAAAGTCTATTACCGATATCTCTAATAAGGAATTAACGCCAGAGTATAAAGAAGAGATTATTCAGCGTAAACTTTCATTAGAGAAAGAATTAGAAGCGACTGAACTACTGTATAGCCATTTGATTAAAGAATATAGTCAAATGGAAAATAAGATTAGTCAAGTAAAGATTACTTCTCATTCTGAATTAGAATCTACTCGTATTAAGATTGAGGAATTAACAAAGAAGAAAAACGAATTAGAAAAACAAGCTAATTCGATTCCATGTGAATATCCCATTACTGATTTACACTTACAAAAAGAAGTATTGGTACAAGGTAACCCAGATGTTTTAGAATTACTCCATCGTTTAAGTTTATTCGGTGATGAAGATATTACTCGTGATTCTATTGCTGAATTAGTTGATAAAATAGATTCAACTAAGAAAGAACAATCTAACCTTACTGTTTTATATAACCGAATTGATGAGAGAATTAAACATTTAGAACAAAAAGAGAAAGAGATTAAAATCCTTTGTCCTAATTGTTCACATGAATTTCATCCTGGGTTTGATAAAGAGAAGTATGATTTGTATTTGAAAAAACGAGAAGAAGTTCAAGGAGACCTTGATAAGATTACTACACTTATTAAGGATTTAGAAGAACAATACATCGATAAGAATACAAAGTATACTATCTTAAAAGACTTTAGTCAATATTGTCGAAATCAATCTAATGTGTTAAACCAATGGTGTGTTGATGTTATTCGTAATAAACTTTATCTAGGTAAAGTATATAAAGCAACTGAACTTTATAATAATTATAAAGACTATGTGGTTTTGCTATCTGATATCGATAAACTGAATCTAGAGATTCTCTCTTATCAGCAAATTATTGACAATGCAAACCAAGTAGATGAGAAAGAACACCATCTTTTAACTGAACAATTGAATAAGATGTCATCTCAATTGGAAGAAGTGAGAAGAAAGAAACAAAGTATTATTATTCATTTGGAATCTATCGAAGATATTCTTCATTACTACAATGAATTTGAAGAAGCTAAAGACTCTCTTCAAACGACATTAGATGATATTGACGATATCCAAATGAAGTTAGCTGAATACGATATCTATACTTTGGTATCTGGTTTAATTGCAGAAGAAAGAAATCAAGTAGCTATATTGACTAAAAAGCAAATTGAAATCATCACTCGTGAAAAGAATATCGAGATGGTAAATAAACAAATCGAAGATATTAAACAAGAGATTGAATCGTGGTCTGTTATTGTGGATACACTAAATCCTCAAGATGGTTTAATTGCTGAAGGTCTATTAGGTTACATTAAGATATTCTTAGCCAGAATGAATGGTTTTATTCAATCTATTTGGTCTTATCCTCTTATTATTCATCCTGCTAAAATGACAGATGGTGAAAGTAATGATGAGTTATCTTATCGTTTTCCAATGACTGTGGGTTTGAGTGAAAAACCAAAAGCAGATATTTCTTTAGGTAGTGATGGTATTTTAGAGATTATTGATTTAGCATTTAAAATGATTGCCATGAAAGCATTAGGATTATCAGGTTATCCGATATTCTTAGATGAGTTTGGTAGGACATTTGATGCTAAACATAGAGAGAATGCTTTAAAGCTAATTGAAAAATTATCTGAAGAATTTATTGAAGACCAAATATTTATTGTGTCTCACAATTTTATGGAGTATTCCGTTTTAAATGATGTGTCTTTCTGTGTATTATCGGAAGACAATATCGTTTTACCACCTAACAACCTCAATAGAGGTGTTGAAATTATTCGTTAAAAAGGAAACTGAAATGATTAATCAAATTGAACAAAATCCTGGTAAACAAGCTGTAGATACTGCTATCGCTAATACATCAATTCACGATTGTGATGATAGCACATACGAAGTTCATGTAAGTGCTGCTACACAACATATGTTGGCTCAACTGCGTGAGAACTTCATTACTGGCTTGAATATTTATTCTCTTATTGAATCCACTATTTTGAAGTATGCAGAATCTCATGCTACTAAAGAATATTTGTTGGTTAAGTCTACTCGAGCTTATAAACAACTAAACGAGAGTACAGCTAAAGAATTAGGAGAACTTCGTCAATTGGTTGAAGTATTGAAAAAAGAGAATGAAGAATTGCGAAATGAATTAGATGGTTATCGTAATAAAGCTAATGTAGTCGAAGAACCTATTTCAGAAGACGATGTAGAGAATGCGCCTATTCTAGTTACTGCACCAGATATTGAACATTCTTCTGAACATACTGTTACTCTTTCTGATGAAGATGTTGAATCTATTAAAGGTAATAGTACTGTAGAAACTATTCCTTCAGTCACTCGTGCTGATTCTGTTAGTGATGAACAATTGTATGCTTGGGCCAATAAAGGCAAATATATCTCACGCCCTATTGTGAGTCCTACCATTGCGTTAGAACCACTAGTTAAACACCCTAATCCAAATGGTGCTGGAAATGGTGTTTTCGTTTCTACTGGTAAACCTGAAAACAGTACTGCTGAAAAGATTCACGTAACCAACTATTCTGAAATCGAAGAAACTAAAATTTAAACATATAGATTAAATAGAGAGACACTAAGTTAGTGTCTCTCTATTCGATTAATCATCCATACTATCATTATCGCCTTCAGGCAATGTATTCAATTTACCTAATACTTCTTTTTCTGTAAGAATAACAGTACCACGTACTAATTCACTGTCTGTAATTTCACGAGACGCAGGAGGTAAGTCAATTACTCTTTCCACCATGGTTTCAACAGAATTAGGGATAATTTCCTTAATCTCTTTTCGCTGTTCTTCATTTCGACTCATTGCTTCGGATACAAGTGCATATACCAAATCTTGCTGTACAGCATTTGATTCTTCATCTACTTTCAATCTAGCTTGTGCAATCACTGCTTTATCATTTGCAGCCATCATCTTTAAAGCCATGTCTAATAAATCTAGGTCATTTGCAACATCCTCACCTTTTGCAAAAATGGTTCGAGTCAACTGTTGACGTAATTTAATGTTTTCATCCATTACGCCCAGCTCATCGTATTTACTGGTGTTACCTACTTTTTCAAAACCATCAATACGAATTGGTGTAACTTGTTTTGGTTTAGGTGGTGAATCTTCAATCATTTCTTCAACCATTGTTTTATCCTTTTTTAAATTTGTTTTAAACATATACTATTATATTGGAATTGGTGTACTTCTCCACCAGTTATTTTACTTATGAATTTCTAAAAAATAGAAAATCAGTTATTCATAAAATTATATAAAGGAATCCCTATGTCTATAATTAAAGATATCTTCTATATCTGGAAACATTATAAGGCTAATCGAAAACTAAAATCTCTAATGGAGAAAAATAAACAATACGAAAGCTTTATCAACGATGCTCTTTATATCGAGATTAATGGTGATTTTAATACGATGTATACAAACCTAATAGAGGTTTGTGAGTACTACCATAAAGAGTTATCTCCTTATAATAAACGTATCTTACCAGATAACATTGGTACAGATATTAATCAGATACCAGTTGGGATTAAGTATCTAACTAAAGCAGATACTTTAATAAAAGTAAATAGTGCCATTGGGTATTTGACTTCTCAACTGAATAACCCTACTTTTAAATTAAAACCTTTAGAAGTAGAAAGACTGAATACTAACTATTCAAGGTATTCTCCTAACATAATCACTATTGTCGATTTCTTCGATAAAATGGTTAATTTGTTAAAAACATTAAAGGATAAGAAAGACAGTCCTTTGATTTACTTTAAACTGAAACCTCTTATATTTGTACTGATGTCTGTTATTGTCGTTAGCTCTAAAGCACTGTACGAATTTAATAAGGTTGAAGGATAATTATTTATATAAAGGAAACAACATGAATAATGAAGACACTATGCTTCGTGGATTTCGAAAGATCACCGATTCTAAAGATGGTGGTTTAGGTGAAGTCACTAATGATTGGCCTGGAATTTGTGCCATGTTATTACGGAAGATTATCCGTGATATGTACATTGGTAAAGGTAAAGAAGGTTTTATGCAATGGCAGGATGAGAATGTTACTTATCCGCAAATGGAAGAACTCATCGAAGAGTTTGTTAAACGATACTATGGAAGTAGTATTTCAGATGCTGAATTAAAATCTGAAAAATCTCGTTTACTGACAGAGTTCTCACGTGATGGTATTTCATTTAAAGTATTGGGTGAATTACTGTTGGTATTGGATTTTGATTGGGTAGATATTTCGATTACTGCTGCACGTAAATCCGGTACAGTTAAAACCTATATGCAACATATCGGTGGAATTGGTAAAACCCAATTTGAACATCCTGAATATACTGAAGAATACAATCGTGAATCTGGAGGTCACGAACATCCAGCAGATTGTCCTGATTCTTTAGTAGTAAAGAAAATCAAAAAGAATGCTACTCGTAAGAAGCATTCTAAATAATATAGACTATTTAAAAAGGAATTAACTTAAATGACCAACTCAACAAATACACTCGAGTTTAAAGCATATCGAGATATGGATAAGAAAGATGGTATTGACCATATCCGTATCGATAAACATGCCATTACCTTGCTTGGGAAACAGCTGATTCCCAGCTATACTCGTACATTTTATCATCCTGTTTACGGTTCATTTGCCAGTATTCAATCTGCCATTGAGTGGTATAAACTGGAAAAAGACGATTTCGATGTACGATTGATGACAGGTACCAAGTTAGATGAATATGTAAAAGAACAAATTGAATCTGGTAAAAATACGGTTAAAACCACAGAAGTACCAGATTATGTAATTAAAGAGTTTATTACGTATTCTCTATTGAGTAAACCTGATTTATTCAGTATGGCTGTAGAAAATAAATTACCTTACTGTTGTTATCATGTTGGTAATGACGGATATGCTAAGGTAAATTATATTCAGTATACTCGAATACTCGGAAAAGTAATTGACGAATTACGTGGTAAATAATCAATTAACTAACTATACTACGCTACCTCTTTTATAGGGGTAGTGTAGTATATAAAATCTATGAATTATTTTTTAGTTTTAGAAAAGGAAACAACATGGCTAAAGTAAAAAGAACACCTTCTCCGCCAAAAGGTAAAAAAGGAAATAAGTCTAAAAAGACAAAAAATGGTGTAGGTAATAAAGTATCTACTAAAAAGAAAGATGATGCAAAAACGGTATTTAATAGTAGTCTAGATACTAAGTTAGCTACCATTGATGCTTATCAGAATTTAGGTAATACTGTTAATAGTTTATATCAGTTTACTAACACTATGTCTTTGACTTCTATTACAGATGCTATTAAAGGTGGGTTAAATGGTTTAAATAAAATTAACGAATACCTTAAGATGGCGAAGGACGTTAGTACTGGTCTTAAGAATGGTAACCTAATGGATAGGGTAGGTTCATTAGCACCTGGTGCTAAAGCAGCATTACAATCAGCTGGCTTAGACCCTGCCATGTTCGATAAGGTACAAGCTGCGGCTAAGATTGGTAATGATGTTATTACCACAGTTAAGGATGTTCGTTCTGGTAAACTAGATATCTTAAATGGTTTGAATAATTTAGGTAAAGCTATTACTGGTCAAGACATTGGTTTGATAAAAGACATTCAAGCATTTAAAGCATCAGCTGCTGCAATTGTTAAAGAGTTTAGTAGTGCTGGTATCGCTATCCGAGACAACTGGTATTCCTTAGTAGGACATCGTGATAAAGACGGTTATGAATACAATGTTGCCATGGATGTTGCTACTACTGTAATGGATGACTTACTTGAATATGGTGATTACGATACTGCTAAGATAGCGATTAAATCTATCAACCCACAAAAGTTAAAAGAAATTACAGGTGATTCTATTGAGAAGATGTTGAAAAACTTCAGTATGAATTCTGTATTTAACACAGGTAGAACTGAACAAGACGTATTCAATGATGTACTAAGTACAATTGAAGCATTTGACAATGGTAATTACCTTTGGGTAGATAGAGAAAGTAATCGTAAGTTATTTAATGTTCGTTTGTTCATGAGTGCTTCTGAAGACTTTAGGAGAATTGCTAAAGTAAGTTTAGCAGATAGATTCTTTTTAGATAGTCATGTTAAGAAGTCATTGGATTATACTGATAAAGAAAATGAAGTATTATTACTACTAGGTAATGTATTCACTAACATTAGTGATTTTAAAACTGAACTTAATAAAGACTTCCCTAACTTTATCGTTAATGAAAGACAACAAACAGTTTCTATTATTTCACCAGACGCATTTAAAATTAATAACGCATAAAGATTACATTACAGTATAGCGAAAGCTATACTGTAATGTATACACATATTAACGTTCTGCTCTCTCGTCCCAGAGTAGGGCATTTAAACCGTCTTTAAGGAATAGAGCACCTAGCATTTGTCCAGGTAAACTATTACTCATAACACTTGCCTGTCTTGCACTACTAAAGCTAGAAACAAAGCTTAATTGGTTATATGCCAATCTACGTTTTAAACGAGTACCTAAGTAGTATTGTTCGTTAACACCCATACCGGCTAATGTTGCCATATAATCCATGAATGGAGTGTCATCGTCAAAGATACCATTTGCCAAATTATTTGCTGCACCGAAAAATGCACCTGCGGCTACACCTCCTAAACCACCAATTAAACCACCACCAACCATTTTCTCAATAGTATCTTCCAAAGAAACACCTTCTGTAATAGGCATAGCGATAATTTCTTCCATTGGTGTAATAGAGAAGCTAACATTCACTGACATTAGGTTACCTTCTGGAGTAAATCCCATTGTACCATCACCACGTGTAATGGTAATAGAGTCAATAGCCGCTAACCTAGATTGCATCCTACCTTTATCGTAGAATTCACAATACAGTGGGTTAGAGTGAGAGTGTTTACCTACAGATGCTGGTAAGGCAGCTGCTAAGATACAAGCCAGTGGGAAATACACATCATTAAATGCAGAACGACGATTAGCGTATCTTGCTTTTAATGTAAATGAGTAATTCGGTTTTGGCAATTGTGCTTCTGAGGATTCCCAGTATTTAGGCATAGAGACTGTGCCACCACCACCAGCTACCAATAAACCACCTAGACCAACACCTTGTAAAGCACCTTGTGCAAAAGCTTTAATACCACCGACAACAGATTCAATTGTGTTAGACAATGGATCATCACCAATATTACCACCTGCTAAATCAAAGTAAGTGGAACGACCAGTAGAAGACATACTGTTAATCTTTTCCATCAAAGAAGAAGTTTTATAGTTATTAGAGAATGTTTCAGAAACAGCACCTGTATCATCTACACGGAAACTAACAAATGCACCACCTTCTCTTAACTCTTCTTCTAAGAATTTCCAGAAACCATCGTTACTTACACTATCAAAGGTTGGAGTATCACCAATGTCACCAGTTTTAGCTTTTTCGTTTTCATCTTGTTGTGGTTCACCGTCTTTATTAGGTCTATCTGAATTATACATAGCACCACCACCATCTGCTGACATGGAAGTCCATTTAGCAATATAATCAGCCAGTTTGAAAGAGGTTCTACCATTTCTATTACGATAAGAAGTATGTAACATCTGTCTTAGGTCTAATTTAGTACCTGTGGCCATTTGAATTTCTTCTAATGTTTTATAACGCGCATGAGCTAGTCGTTGAGCACGTGTAGCTACTGCAAATACGTCAAATTGAGCACCAGCAGAGTAACCTGTGATTTTACCTAATGCACCATCTAAGAATTGATTAATGTGACCATTACCACCGTATGTATTAGGCCATAACGCTTTCATTGCTTTGGCGTTATTTTCATCCCATTGCATATCATCTTCACCAAGAGAGAGGTCATTACCGTTTTCGTCTGTACCAGTACCACGGTGAATCAAACCTAAGTCTACTAAGAAGTGGTTACAGATAGTTTGTACAGATGACCAATATAATGGCATATTTGGTTTTAGATAAGCATACTTAGAGGTAGGTACACGTAAGAAGAAGTTCTTAGCTTTACCCAACATACCAATTAGAGCTAGAGGCCATGTAATAATAGAAACAGCATTACCAACTAAACGACCTAATTTAAATAATAAAGTATTAATCAAACCTTTATTAATAAATGCTGCTGCACCTGGGTGGAACATACCAAACAAATAACCAGTTAATGAGTTAAATGCCAGTGTACCAAACCTAAATGTTACCTGTCTATAGTTATCGTCAAATGTTTCTGAAAAGTATGGGCTTAAACCATCGTCATTTGCACCTTTTCTTGCTTTTAACCAATGTGTATCTGACATAGGGTCTGTAAACAAACAAGGTTGTGGTAAAGGATTAATGACCAAAGAACCACCTGGTGCAGTATCTTGGAATTTAGAATCAGATGTACTCCATGTTCTGGTCTCTAGTGATGCGCCATCCAATGTTTCTTGGTTAATCATGAAGATACTACGTACCCAGTTTTTATCGTTAAAATAACTCGATTTACTGGGTTCTATCTTCCCATCTATTTCACGTACTCTCTTTTGTACGTCCTTATAAGGATTCATGTTACTCATGTTTTACTCCTATTTATCAATCATAGAAAATAATAGACTACCACTGTATAAACAGCGGTAGTCTGATTACTTTATTGATTACCTTTTCTCATGTTTACCGGTGATTCACTTAAATTTGGGTTTGTTCTAAACTCATTAGAATAATTCACCTTGTCTCTAGCAGTAGTTTTAGAATCCTTAGCGGAAATTTCTTTTTTACCTTTCCTTAATTCATCTAAAATATCTGTCAAGAGTTTAGTTTGTTTCTTATTCTCTTTAAGGATATCTTCTGCAACAGAGTTAATGTTCTTAGAATGTTCTACTGACTTTTTAGTTGCTTGTTCAGAAACATTCTTCATTTCAGATACATTAACTTTATCCAGTTCAGCTTTAGCTGTCTTCAATGCGGTATCCAGAACAGAATGGTTATCCATTTGTTCTTTATATTTTCTACGAGCTTCCTTGGTTTTATTTAAAGTAGTTTCTACCATGGTAGGATCACTTCTTTCACCAAAGTGTTTTAGAATATTTCGGATAGAAGATTGAAGTTTAGCTACATTGTCTTCTGGCTGAGATGTAGAAGTACCATCTTGATTTAAGTGTCCATTGGTTAGTATGCTAAGGTCAGTTACAGTACCTGTTAAATCGGATATGTCACCTGTATTAGTGGATTTAGTAATGTGTACTTCATTCTCACCTGACTGTGATTTAGCCAAGGCGTTTTTCAATGAAGTCTTAGCATCTAAACCTTTTAAATCACCTGTAGATTTAGAACCAGTTTGTATTTTAGGAATACTTGGGTTATTACTACTGGTTGAACCACTAGCTGCTTTTAGTTTAGCAGCAGCAGATTTCTCACTAGATGACGATGTTGCTACTGGCGCAGGTGTTTTAGGTAACGATGCCATACTGTTAACAGAACCATTGTAGGATGCACCAGCTGGTGCTTTTGCACTACCATTATAACCTGGTGGAAGACGAACTGCAATAACCATATTTTTAGTACAGCTAGATTCAGTTACGGCACCACCATTATTACCGGCTTTAGCACCACCTTGGTTACCACCAATGTACCTTACTTTACCACCTTGTTCACCTAAACAGAATGCCACGTGATTACCATTATGGAATCTAATTACCACAACAGCACCATATGGATATGTTCCAGGTACAGCAGGTTGTCCCCAGTTCTTATAAGAAATTGCGGCGGCACTTTTTGTAGAACGAATACCTACAGACTCTAAGATGTAACTTACGAAAGAAGCACACCATGGTGTTTTACCACCGGCTTTCAAACCTACTGCGGCATGGAATTGTCTTACAGTACTATCACCACTAACTTCATTTAAGCCTAGGTATTTATAAGCAGCAGCCATCCAAGGAGTACTTCCGTTACCTTGTGGTTTACCAGCGTTTTCGGGTACACCATTAGTTGTCGCCCATTGTTTACCATACTCATTAGCTTCAGTATTAATCTTAACTAATGCAGCTTGTTTTTCAGCAGCGGATAATGATTTGTTTTCATTAACCATCTTACGAGCAAGGTTAAATGAACGCATCTTATCCATGTACTCTTTATCTGGAGCCATTGTATTCTTACTGAAACCAGAATTAGCCCAATCGTATCTAGTAGATTTACCAGCTACATTAGGATTAACACCTCCGCTAGGCATTGAACCAGCAGTGGTATTTGTACCACCGATTGGAACATCTACGCCAAATGAACGGTGTTTAGCAAACATGTTATTTGTTAACTGTGCACGTACCTGACCAATTGTACCAGAATAAGAAGGATTTGCTCTTGCAGCTTGTGGGAACAATGAAGCAAATGATGCATTATCACCTGCTTGTAAGGCTTTTCTTGCACCACCTAAACCTAAGAAATGTGCTAGGTAAGCATCACCTGGTTGAACATTATTGGTTACTTTTCTTAATGCTTCAATATTGTCTTTAACATATTGGGCACCTAAGATGGCATTCGCTGCACCATTAGTAGCAGGAGTACCAGCAGGGATATTATATTTAGGACCATATTGTTTTAACATTTGTTTCCAAGTACCATCAAGGAATTGGAACAAACCAGTTGCACTAGAACCTTTTGCTCTAATACCAGGTTGGAAACCAGATTCTTGAGCAGCCATACCTGCTAACAAACCAGGGTCTACACCCACCACTTTAGCAGCTGCAATGATAGTATCTTTTACAGCACCCCAGCTACCAGAGCCAGTAGGTTGTGGTACATTGGCTAAACTACCGCCAGCACCATCACCGGTTAAGGCCTGTGTGTTTGCCATAGTACCATTAGCTAAGTTAGATGCGACATCGGTAGCAGCATCTAGGGCTGATTTATCACCATTCCACCAAGCTGAAACATTTTGCTTAATACTATCCCAAGCATTTGCTGTTGTATTCTTAAATGTATTCCAAAGATTAGAACCATAATCTTTTACCTTATCCATGGCACTAGATAATTGTCCCATGACGGTTGATTTATTGGCTTCTTCAATAGCTTTAATCTTACCTTCAGAACTACCTTTAGATTCTACATCTTTTTTCAGATAATTAATATCTGCATTAGCTGATGCCTTATTGGTATTTAGTGTATAACCTTCCCATGGTGAAACAGTACATGACCATACGGAACCGTATTTACCTTCACTATTCATCATGGTTGTAGCAATAGCCATTTGTTCAGATGGTCTAGCACGAGAAATAACAAAGATATCTGTAGTATTCAATACTGAACGTACACCATTCATTAAGTTCAAGAATGCTGGTAAGAAACGACCACCAATATACATAGTCAGTCTTTGTAAACCAGAAGTATCGTTTTTATCAATACCAAATAAACCACAGGCTTTAATGACTAATTCTGCTATATCGCCTTTATAGGTTGCTTTGCCTTGAGAAATAGTTACGTTTTCTTTAACCATTAATTCTAAACGAGCTAATGTACTAATACGGTCTGATTCGCTTAAGCTAGATAAACCATATGTTTTATAACGAATAGCATTAAATGGGTCGTAACCACTTTCTTTAGGTGTGTCTTCAGCAGTATCGGATTCAAACAAACCAAAAGTACCAGCTAACCCAGTAATGATACCAATACCTGGAACAGCTGCTAATAAGCTAAACTTACCGGCTCCTTTAATAAAGTCTGTTACAGGTTTACTCTCGGTTGCACTGGCTGCTAATGCACCACCTGCGGCGGCTGCTGCTACACCTACACCCATTTTACCAATATCTTTAGCTTTTGATTTATCTAAACCTTCTTCTATCTTAGCAGTTTCAGCATCTTTCTTAGATTGCTCTTGTAATCCATTTGCCATTGCAGCACCTTGTGCAAACTTAGCGCCTTCTGAAGTGGATTTAATCTTAGCTAAAATATTATCAATAAAGCTAATTGCTTGGTCACCTGAACTATTAATAGCAGCATCTTTAAATGGAGATTGTGTAGAATTATACTCACCTGGTTTTGGTTTAATACCTACGTAGTATTTGTATTCTTCTTGGTCTTTTAAATCATAAGCATCTTCAGCACTGTTTTTAGGATTAATACCTTTTAATACACTCATGGTTTTTGTAAACACAGGTTTAAACCTAGAGTTATACCAGTACATCCAGTTAGCTGTATGTTCTTTATCTTCTTTATCGACATCGAATAATTCCATCACATCTTCAATGTCTAGTTTAGATTCATCGATGCTAATCTGTCCATTTACATAACGAACAGCTTCGTCTAACATGTTCTCAAACTTCAGAATAATCTTAGCTTTCTTCTCATCTTCATCTGGATTAAAACCATACATTAACAAACGTGCTTTTACTTTGTCATTGATTTTGGTATCGTTTTTCAATAGTTTATAAAGACCATAACCTACGGCACCTACGGCTGCTGTACCTAAGATAGCCCAACCAATTGGGTTAGTAGCAAGGAATGTAGCCGCCGTACCTAGACCACTGGCTAAGCCACCTAAACCAATACCTGGAGTCATTGCAGCAGATAGAGCTAAACCACCGGCATCCCATGCGGCATCACCGAAGTTACCTTGTGCTAAATTACTGGCCATTGATACACCAGAAGTTACCATGCCAAGACCACCTAGGAATTTACCACCTAGTTTAGTAGCACCACCCATGAGCTTACCAGCTAAACCACCTTTGGCTAAGAACCCACCGGCTGCTTTTGCACCAGTACCTACAGCTTTACCACCACCTACTAGTGCACCACCAATTTTAGCAGCAGTACCTAATTTACCAGGTAAGAATTTAGCAGCTTTACCTAATACACCACCAGCCATTTTACCACCTGCTGATGCTGCTTTGCTACCACCTTTCAAACCCATTAAACCTAGTACACCAGCACCTACTGTTTTAGCACCATCCCAAAGTGTACTTAACAAACCGCCGCTTTCTTCCTCTTCGCCTTCTTTATCGCCTTTCTTTTTACCTTTGCCAAAACCAAATGGTAAAAGACTTGCAATCATAGAGGCCAATCGGAAATCTCGCTTAGCTTGTTTTTCATCTTCAGCTTTTTCTTTCTTCTCTTCTGCTCGTTTCTTACGGTTATCAGCCATGCCATTTTCACGTAAACCATCACCATCTACATCACCTAAAGTACCGGCAGGTAGTGGAATACGTTTATCTAAGAGATTATAAATAGCATATAGATAACGATTGGTGTCGTTAACCAAAGCAAGATTCAGGAACATGCCATCCATTGCTGATTTTACTTTACCAATACCTTTATCGAAACCAGATTTAAATCCAGAAGCAGCACCAGATAAAACAGCCCAACCAATCTTAGCTGCACCTACAGCTAGATTAAAACCAAATCGAGCTAATTTAAATGCACCTACGGCAGTTTTAACACCTAGGTTAACTGTTTTAGATACTAAGTTACCAGACATGTTAGATAGTTTCTTAGCTACTAATTTACCCATTGTACCAATCTTATTACCGTTTTTATCTACTAAACCTTTTTCGATTTCTTCTTGGGTAACAATGATTGTAGGTGTACCAGATTCCTGCATTTGTCTAACATCGTAGATTGGGCCTATCATTTTACGAGCGTCAGTTACATAGTCATTTGCACCTTCATCGTAATACATTCTGTCTTTAATATCACGAGCTAACATTACTGGGTTTTTCAAATCGCTAGGTAAGTATACATCTACTTGTAAAGCGTTAGCATATCCTTCTTTTACTCTTCCGTAAAGATTATGTTTCTTAGCTAACATATGCCCTGCTGCTAAGATAACACCGGCTGGGCCTAATAGTGCTGCGCCTACTGCTAAGCCACCTAATTTACGAAGTACTTTTTTCTCTTTAAACCAATTCATTGCTTTTACAACAGTTGGTTTATTCTTAAACATGACAATAGAATCTTTAAACTCATCGTAAGTTAATAAGAGATTACCTTCTTCATCGTAAATTGAACCTTGGATGTCTTCCCATTTTTTAATGACTTTACCTTCTGCTGTACGGTATTTACCCATCATGAAATCTTTGGCTTTTAAGATAGGTTCTGGTGTGCCTTGTTTATACACATCCATGAATTTATCTTTAAGTTTATTTGATTTATCGTTATAAAAATCTTGTACATTCTTCATGTACTTATCTTTATTATCTCTAAATAAATCAATAGCACCACCTACAAAACTAGAACCTAAACCTAATGCGGCAGGCATACCTGTTCTAAATGGCCATGTACCAATACCCCAAAGGAATTCTGCATTTTGTCTAAGCAAGGATTTCTTTTGCTCTTCAATTGTTTCATTTGGTCTAGGAGGACCCATTACTTGGCGTTTACGTCTAAATATATTATTAGCGAACTGCCACCAGCGTTTACCCGTTTGTGTAGTAGGGTCACTATTCTCTACTTTATCCGAAATAGCTAATGAACTTAAAGTATCTAATTTCTGTACGACTACTTTTAAATAGAGATTCGTTAATGTGGTATTATCAGCAATGATTTCTAGATTAGACTTACCTTCTTTATTTCCACCTATTTGGGAATTAAGTGTATTCTTAATAGAATCAAATGCGTTAGATGATTTTTCAGCAGTTCTTCTGAACATGTTAATAAAACGTTGGATAGCAGATGGGCCACCCATGTTTTTAACATCTTCTTGGTTGATAACGTATTCGTCTTTATGTACAACGCCTGCTAATTCATCTTCTGAATTACCAGAAGTAGATTTACCTGTATAACCACCAGTAGCAAAACTACCCATTTCTTCTAAATCGCTTATAGACATCGGTAAGTTTTTACCATGAGGAGATGGTAATAGTTTTCTATTTGGGTCGTATGAACCATCAGCATAACGATTTAAGATTCTTTGACCAAACATACTCTTACCAAAAGCACCAGCTCTTCTTTGTGTCGTATTAGCTAATGCAGCATTAGAATCTAGTTTTGTATTTCTAAATAAGAATTGGTTATCATCATCGTCACTGTAATAGTTTCTTTTAATAGATTTGAAATCATCGTTAGATAATTCACTCAATCCGCTCATGAATTTTTCATAACCAATTTTACCATTTAAAGAAACCAAACCATTTCTTCTTAAGTAATCTAATTGACCAGTAGCTGCTAAATTATTAATTAATTTAATATTTGGTTCTAAAGACTTAGAAGCATTATTAATAGTGCTATTAATGTTACTAATCTCGTCACTACTAGTATCTAAATCTTTCTTATCTAATTCTTTAAATTTGTTTGCAATTATCTTGGCTTTTTCTTCACCAAGTAATGTAGAGAAAGTATCTGGGTTAGATAAGAGTTCTGGTGTTAATGGATTTCCTGATTTACTATAAGATATCAAGATTTGACCTACTAAATCAGCATCAGCTTTAGTAAAACCATTTCTGTATTCTAGCTTACCAATCTTATTGCGTCCATGTAATTCTAACTTAGTTAAGATATCATTACCTGTATTCTTAAATGTATTAGCAGCACTTTCACCAATGGCTCTTAGTGATAAATCTTTCTGAATAACGGAACTCTTTTGGAATGAACCTGTAGCGTGGTTATAATCTAAAAGCTCGGCAGGAGCACCTGTTCTTAACATGGTGATTTCACGTAAAATCCTAGACAAGTATCCTGGGATAATAACATTAACCGATTTATTAGTTAACCTTTGTTGGCCTTCTGGTGTATTAAAGTCTTTATAGCCATTTAAGTTATCTACTGTAATGGCTTTAGCTTTATCAGAAGCCTCATCTACGTGCATCTTTAACCAATCTACACCATTTAAAAGAAATTCTACAAACCCGTTTGATTCTTTCTCACCACGTGTACCGTCAAAGTTCTCTGTTCTAGAACCAAATAACTTGATTAGTTTTTCTTCGATAGCTTTATTACCTAACATCTTAGATAATTCAGGCCCCATGTTATTCTTAAAGCGATTTAACTTAACACCACCTTCTAATATCTTATCCCCGTACTTATTACCTCTCATTCTCTTTCTTAGTGATTTACCGATTCTATCGCCGGCTAATGCTAATAAAGAACCAGAAGCTAAAGAAGAGGCTCTACGGGCTTTAGATTCACCAAAACCATCATCTTCTTCTGCTAAACTATCCATTCCATCTTCTAGGAATGGAAATAGTGCTTCAGTAAGTTCGTTTAAAGTACCAACGTGTTGAGCAATATTTTCGCCAATATTCTTAGTGAATCTATCTAGGAAACTAGAAGAAATACCACCAAAGAATTTCTGTTTAGCCTGTTGTTTCAATGCTTCTGTATTTTTCATTTTAACATAATCAGGTAAACCAGTATTTAATTTAATATCGTTTAATGTTTTCAATAAGGTAATATTAGAAGTCGATTGGTTATGATAAATATCACTTAACACATGTAATTGACGAATACCTAATTCAATCGATTTACGATAATAATTAAATGTATTGGTATTACTAAATAATACAGATTGACGCAATGAAGCATCTACTGATGCCAATACTCGATATTGACCTTCAAAACGTGTTGTTTCAATAGCATCTTTAGCTAACTCTTTTTTCTCGTCAATTGCTTTTTGTTTTTGTTGTACTTTAGTCTGTAAACTAAACAATTCACCAAGGGTTTTATTGATAGAATCGTCTCGTTTAGACTCTATTGATTCTTGTTGGTTATCGTATGAATCTTCAGCTTCACCAGCTACCTTATTTAATAAACCAGATAATTTGGTTAAACCATTTCTATCAGCAGCAGGAATAGCTTTACGTAAGAGATTCTGTGTTTGTTTTTTAACGGAATTAAGTGATTCTAACGATTCACCGATAGTGTACCCTAAGTTATCTTTTGCATTGGATACTTCTTCGAATACTTCACCGTAAGACTTAGGAAGTACTTTGGTTAAGATTGTCTTCATCCCTTGTTTAGAGATGACTGCATCCGATATACCTTTAGCAACATCCGCTGTGGCATTTAATGCTGGAGAACGATTGGATTTATTCTTTTCAAAATCCATTGATTCTCCATCGCCAAAGAAACTAGCGTCATCCATTTCGTCATCGAAATCAAAGTCGAAGTCGAAATCATTATCCATAGCCATGGCTTTTTGGATATTCTTCTTTTTTCCAAACATGATATAATGCTCCTGTTTGTATTTTATTAAAAATTTATATACTCCAATTA